GGGGCACGGGCAGCCCGCGTAATCGCCGGGGTAGCAGCCGCACTCGCCGCACGGGCTCTCTGAGGTGTGGACGATCTGCGGCTCGGGAAGCAGCGACAGATCGGGTAGCGGGCCGAGCGATTCAGCGTTGCCGCCGTAGATGCCTGCACCTTTCATCACGTCTCCGTCTCCACTGGGGACGCCAGCTTGTCCTGAATGCACTGCGCGGCGGTCTCCTCGCGGCGGTGCTTGTGACCGCAGCAGCTCATGGTTCCCATGCCGTACTTGTCGCGCCAGTTAGCGTGGCCCACGTAGCCGCCCTCCTGATTGCGCCAGGACGCAGGCGAGTAATGGGTGCCGACCGATTCCAGCCGATGGGGATTAGCGAATCCGGGAACCTGTACCTCGTCGCCGATCTTGAGCGCGGCCATCACGCAGCCACCCTCTCCGCACAGTCGCAGCAGAGAATCAGGTCACGCTCAGTCCATGCCGGGGCACCAGCGGGAAGGGAGGTCTGGCAGTCAGAGCAGATGGTGTCCTCGCCGGGTGCGATCGTGATCTCGGTCATGGGTCAGCCCTCCCACTGGTGGCGGACCCGGCGCAGCACATCCGGTGATCCCGTGACAAGCTCGCCGTCCGCCAGCATCGCACCGAACTCGTGCTCCCCGAGATACAGGTTTCCCGCGCCGTAGCCCTGCAGGGCGTTGGAGCCGATCACGATGTGCGGTCGCACGATGATCTCGCCGACGATGAAGTGGTGTGCCCAGTCGGTGCCATACCGCAGCGGGTGGACTGCTCCGGGAGCGACAGGCACCCGGCTTGCGCCGATGATGCCTACAGTGTCGGTGCCGTCGCTTGCTCCCTGGTGCTGGACGTACATCCAGCAGGGAACCTGCCGGGCGTTCTGGCCGTACATGACGCGGGCCATGTCAACGTCTCCGTAGAGTCCGGCTGCTCCGCTCATCACTACTCCTGTATGCTTGCCCGGTGTACGTACACCACGCTACACTTGCCGTACGTACACCGCAAGGGGGTTCCATTGATTTCCGTACGTACACCCGCCAGACTTGACAGCGTGCCGAACAAGCCAGGGACGCAGCACCGCTCTGTCCGTATCAGCGATGAGGACTGGCGCGACCTTGAGACTGCTACCAGCGCGCTCGGATCGGATCGCGCGGCCGTGATCAAGGAGTTCATCCACTGGTACCTGCGGCGTCCGCGCGCCAAGCTGCCAGCACGACCGGAACGCAAGACGAAGTAAAGCGCCCCTGGCCCGCGATTAGGGCCGCAGGCCAGGGGCTTACCACACCGAACTACTAGCGGAGTCCTGCGAGCACCCGGTAGCGGTTGGTCCGAGATACGCCCATGGCATCCAGCGCATCCCGCGTGCTCATCCCGGCCAACTGGAGCAGGGCTAGCCGCATCGGCGTGGGGTGCAGGTCGGACAGCACCAACTCCGCCACAGCCGAGCCGCTGACAGTCTCCATGGCCCCGGGCACCGAGCGCTGACGCACCCTGTAGCTGGGGTTCTTGCGCTTGTTGTGAATCGGCTTCTCTGCCCGGATAGCCAGCGTCTCGGCTTCGTCCGCGCCCTCCCAGGTGGCGTGCCACTCGGCCGTCTTGCGCGCCACCTCTGGCCACCAGTGCTTGTCCGCCGCGTGCTCGGCGAAGCGGACCTTGAGGTTGTTCGAGATCCCGATGTAGAGAAGATCGCCGCTGGCCGCGTAGAGCCGGTAGAGCGCGGTCGGGGACTCGTCCCCGATCTCCATCGTGGGTATGGTCATCGGTGTCGCACCGTTCTCTTAGCCGGGTCGGTGTCGGCGCGAGCCCCCGGCGGTTGTCAGAGACCGCCGGGGGCGTATTCGCGCTGGCAGCTAGCCTATCGGATCGGACTGCCGCATTCCTCACGGTGAGACGCCGGCTCACCATTGCCTCCACGGGCGATCGCACACCGGGCAAGCTCCCGGATCTGGCTTCCGGTGCTTCCTCCAGGCCAGGAGACTCCCGGCGGCGGTACCGGTGATTGCGGCGAGGATGAGGCGGGTCATGATGCCTCCAGCCACGCCCAGGCCACCGCGCAAACCTGCGTCAGCTCACGCCGCAGCCCGTCCCTGTCGCCGTCCAGGAAGGCACGCGCGACCTCTCCCGCTTCCTCAGCCAGGACCGCGACCTTGACCGCCTCCGGGACCTGCGCGCTTGAGCAGTCCCCGTGGCCGTGAGCGTGGTCGCGATCCCATAGCGCCGACTGCCGGGCACGCTCAGCCCGGACGGCGGCGAGGATCTCCGGTTCCGTCACGGCACCTCGGCATCGAATAGGGATGGCGGCACGGCGTGGTCGGACTCAACCTCGCGCAGGTTCTTGACCGCCTGGCGGTAGTAGCTGGGTTTGAGTTCCGCGCCGATGCCCTTGCGGCCGAGTTCCACGGCGCCGTAGACCTCGCTGCCGACACCCATGAACGGCGTGAGCACGGTTTCGCCGGGGTTTGTGCGCATGTCCACGAAGCGGCGGATCACGTCCAGCTGGAGCGCGTGGACATGCTTCTCATCCTCTTCGTCGCGGGCCTCGCGGTAGGGCAGCACCGCCATGACATCCCGGTCATCCCACTGGCCGAGGTTGCCGCGGATGTCATCCCATACGGAGGATGCGTACTGCCTCCAGACCCACTGGGAGTAGCGGTTCTGGATCTGGTTACCGTCCCATCCCTGGTACCGGAGCACATCGGCCGGAGGCTGGCTGGCGCCGTGGTAGGCGGTAAAGCCGTTCGGATGCGCCACCGGCACCGGATTCTTGCCGTCGCGGCGGAAGATCAGCAGGAAGTCCGCCGACGCAATCCCCGCATCAGTCGCGTCATCAACGATGGTGGCGTGCGTCAGATCCTTGACCATCGTCCGGTTGCGGACGGCCAGCGGTTCCTTCCAGATGACGTGACGGCCGAGGTACTCGAACCCGGATCGCAGGTGCAGGCGGATGATGTCACCGGGGAAGTCGGCCAGCGCATCGCCGCCGGAGTTGCCGGCCGGAACGTCCATGCAGTGAACGCCGGAGATCCGGCCCGGCATGGTGAGCCGCGCGACCTCGGTCACGGCATAGCCGTAATGCTCGAAGAACTCCCCGTAGCTGGCGCTGTTGCTCAGGTCGCGGTCGCTGGAGCTGTAGTGGTACAGGCCCGGGTTCATGCCGCCGGGCCGGGCGAACGGCAGCGAGTACACCGAGGCATGCACGGAGGCGTCCGGCAGGCCGCTCATTACCTCCACGCAATCACCGTTGTAGATCGCGTAGTCGCTCGTAATCTCCTGGTCTAGGACGCCCATGTCGGCAGCTCCATCTTCGTGTCGTAGGTCTCGGATCGCGCGATGGATACGGCGTCGCGCATGTGGCTCGTGAGGGCGTCGAACATCCGGTCCGCCGCAGCGGCCTTGCGTTCCAGGTTGCGGAACACGTTCGCGCCCCCGGCGGTGGTGATGATGTCCACGAGAACGGGCTCGGCCTGCCCGAAGCGCCAGCAGCGCCGCACCGCCTGATACCACTGCTCGTAGGAGTGGCTCGGGAAGAACGTCATCCGGTGGCAGTGCTGCCAGTTCAGCCCGTAGGCACCGATCCGCGGCTTGGTGACCAGCACGCGGATCTCGCCCCGGCTGAACGCTGAGAATTTTTCCTCTTTCGCGTCGGGCGCGTCCGATCCGCTGACCTGCACCGCGCCGTCGATCAGTTCCGTGAGCAGGTCGCCTTCGGCGTTGAGCTGGCACCATGCGACGCCCGGCTCAGCGTCGGCCAGCAGTTCCGCGGCCGCCTCGCATCGCTCGGTGATGGTGCGCCGGGCTTCCTCGCGTTCCTCGGCCAGTCCGCTGGCGGGCACATCGAACAAGGTCCCCGGCGCGGGCGCATTCGCCTCCACCAGATGACGGCGCGCTTCCATTGGCGGCAGCGCGAACCCGTTGTCATCGAACCCGAGATCCGACGGCTTGCGCGCGGCTCGCGCCCAGGAGGAAACCCACTGCCAGAACGGAGTCTCGGCATGGCCCTTGAACCGCCATTCCTCGCCTGACGCCGGCCGCCACCGGCCGCCGCGCGCCGTGCTGGTGCGTTCCTTGTTCGTGAAGAAACGGCTGATCATGTCCATATGCCCGAGGTAGCCGAGAGCCTCGCTGGACGTGCCTAGCTCCACGTAGTCATTCGGCGCGGCCGTGGCAGTGCACAGGAGCCGGTAGGGGATTGTGCGGAGGAACTCGGTCACGATGGCACGACGCTGGCCGTCGAACGCCTTGATCGCGCTGGACTCGTCGCAGACCACGCCGCCGAAGGCCTGAGCGCCGAAGTGCTCCAGCCGCTCGTAGTTGGTGATCACGATCCCGGCCGCGATAGTGCCGTGACGGGAGATAGCCGCATCGACGCCGAACTTGGCGGCCTCGGCCAGCGTCTGGAAGGAGACGGCCAGCGGCGTGATGATCAGTACCGGCTTGCCCGTGTGAAGCCGCACGTTCTCAGCCCAGGCGAGCTGCATCGGAGTCTTGCCTAGGCCGCAGTCGGCGAACACCGCCCCCCGGCCGATACGGACAGACCAGTCCACGAGGGAGCGCTGGAACGGGAACAGGAACTCCGGCATCCAGCCCGGCTCAAAGCCGTGCCCGTCGCCCCCCTGCGCCTTGCTGGCGAGGAACTTCTCGTAGTCGCTCACCGGGAGTCCTGCTGCGACTTGAACGCAACCTCGCGCTCCGCGAGCCCGCGTTCCATCAGCCACTGCATTTCCATGTGAACTGACCGCTTGTCCTGCTCTGCGGCCTTGACGATCCTGGCGTGCAGGTCGTCTGGCAGGTGCACTGCTATCTGTTTCGTCATGATGCCAAACTAACATCGCTATGGCATCGCCGCACGGGAAACACGCTCACGGTCACATATCCCCGCATGCTCGGCCGCGCCGCACGAGCACCGGAGGGGTCAGCACCTTCTCCGCCGCTGCCACGTCAATGGCTGCCAGCGGCGTGTGAGCGAGCCGCCGTGCTATCGCGGAGGCGTTCAGCAGCATCCCCGCGCAGCAGGGTGACGTGACGGGGATGCGGTCAAGCTCGGCGGCGATGAGGAGGCCCATCCGTTCCTGCGTCTCGGCCAGGCGTGCCTCGTACTCGTCGCGGAGTTCGCTCATGGCTTGCGCGCGGGCCCTGGCCTGGATGCGCTCCCAGCCGCGGTTGTCCGCGATGATGCGGGCCTTGAGGATGCGGAAGAAAGCGGTCACTTCTCACGCTCCAGCTGAGTGGTGAATTGCCGCACGGCGGTGAGCAGGTGCTCCCGGACGCGCTCGGCATCTGCGCGGCGGCGCTGGACTGCCACGTGGTCACCGGCGTCACCGAGGACGGCAGCCAGTTCCTCGGGCGTGATCCGGTCGCGGCCCTGCCAGCTTGCGTACTGGCTCAGCCTGCCGCCCAGTGCTTTCTCCAGCCGTTTCAGCAGTTCAAGATCGTGCTTTACGTCGAGTGGGATCTCAGCAACGGCTTTCTGCTGGCTCGCCTCGCGGCGGATCTTGTCCAGGTCGGCGCGGTGCCGCTCCCGTATCGCGTCCATCTCGCCAAGCCGCTCATTGTCGGCCCGGCGCAGCAGTTCTATGAGCAGGGCCAGCGTGAGTTTCGGTGCCTTGTCCGCGGCCCGGACGATGACCTTGAAGCGCCGGGAGCGCGCCTGCGGTTGCATCAGGCCCCAGCCGGCCGGGAGCTCGCCGTCACGCACGATGCCCGGGGGCGCGGTGATCCAGAAGCGGTTGCAGTACGGCCACCACGCCTCGGCCTTCGCCGGGTCATCCAGCTCGCGCAGCCAGTCCGACCGGGAGATCTTGATCTCGTGCACGTCGATACCAGTGCCGCGCGATGCCCACATGCCGATGCGGACCAGATCGGCCCGGCGCGTGCTCCCGCCCGGCGCTGCTGCCTCGGTGATGAGGATCTCCCCGGACCGGTCGGAGCCGGGCTTGCGGTAGTGAGCAATCAGCGCGTTCAGGATGGCGTAAGTGCCTGTCGGCATCACGGGCTCGGGCTTCGGAGGCTGCGGCGCCGACGCGGGCACGGGGGGCGTCTTTGGCAGGCCGTCAAGCTCGGCCTGGACGGCGGTCATGATGCGCCTCCGTTCTGCTGGCGCGGATCCTGCTGCGATCGGGGGCTCCGCGCGTGGGCCTCGATCGGCGGCCACGATCCGGCGCGTGATCCATTCCACGCACGGCACGGCCACGCTGTTGCCCGTCTGCCGGTCCCGCGCCGCGTCGGACTGCTCGACCTC